GTTCTTGACGTAGATCGGAACGGTCCCGGCGCCGGAGCCGGTGAAGGTCATGGTCTTGGTCGCGTTCACGCCGGCGCCGTTGTCGGCAAGCGCGATCGCATAGAAGCGCGTCGTCTTGTTGACCGCCTTGAAGGCCGCGACCATCTGCTGGCCGATCGAGCCGGCGCCGAACAGCACCGTGGCGTCTTCCGGCCGGGTGATCTCGTAGAGCTGGCCGGCGGTCGCCGTGCCGGCCGCGAGCTTCTGGACGAAGGCGACGACGCGGGTCGGGAACGCGACCAGGCCCATGTTCCGGTAGTTCGGGCGCGTCTCGACATAGGTGCCGGGGACGCGCCAGTCGTACGGGATCTCGTTGAGGTTGATCATCGCGACGGATCCTTACTTCTCGCCCTCGGGCTTCGCCGGCTTCGGCGGGGTGGCGACGACCAGGTCGCCATCGTCGAGGCGACGGCGGACGAAGCTGGTGAGCTCGGTGAAGTCGCCCTCGTCCGGCCAGAGCGCGCCGGTGTCCTCGCGGCGCACGGTGCGGCCCTCGGCCGGCTTCAGGTATTTGCGCGTCTCGCTCATGGCTGCCTCACGGGGAATTCGCCGTCGCGCTCCTGGCCATCCGGCCAGGGCTCGAAGGCGCAGAGCATGCGAAGGAAATCCGGGGCCGCGGCGAGGTCGCCGCCGACGTCGTCGATGGAGACGGTCGAGGCGATATCGAGCGTCGCGATCGCGATGTCGTGGTCGTCATAGCCCTCGGCATAGGCCTGGGCGGCTGCCGTGACGGAGAACGTGCCGAGACCCGGCACGGTGAAGCCGTTCAGCAGCATCATCGCGCCGGTCATGGCCGGGAACAGGCCGGGGCCGGCGGTATCGCCAAGGAAGCGCGGCCTGCCCTTGTTCGGGTTCTTGACCAGGACGGTGAGGCGCAGGCCGAGAGAGCCCTGGAAGCGGCGGCCGACCTTCTGATCGGTCGGGTTGAACTGGCGCCAGCCCAGCGCCAGGCACGGCGTGCGGCGCACGACCGCCTTGAACTCCGCGATCGTCATCGGGTCCGGGACGATGTGGAAGTCCCACTTCTTCTCCAGGAACACGGTGCGCAGCCGCGCCTCGATCGCGGTGAAGGAGGCGCTGATCGGATCGACGGCGCTCACAGCCCGCGCTCCCCGAACCGGCCATACATCCGCTCGCGGTCCTGCGTCCGGCCGACGCTGCTGGGCTGGGACGGCGCGACGCCGTCGAGCGTGACGGTGCCGGCCGCGATCTGCGTCAGCCAGGCGACGATGTCCTTGCGGTCGTTCTTGGCCTGCTCGGGCGGTTCGCGATCGCCGCCAACGCAGAGGTCGTAGCGGGCGAGGATGCAAGAGGCGCGGGTGATGACCTGCGGCGCCAGCGGAAGCGGCACCACGTAGCGCTTGCGCAGATAGGAATCGATGATGCCGTCCGCATCGGCGATCGCCTGCTCGACCGGCGCCGCGTTCACCGTCTCCGGCAGCTCGCCATCGACGGAGGAGAGCCGCAGCATCTCCGTCTCGCCGAAGCGGCCGATCATGTCCTGGACGGTGGCGTAGGCCATGTCTCTCTCAGATCCAAAGCGACGGCCGCCCCGCACGCCGGCGGCCGTCATCGGTGGGGATGTCCGGGATTGGAGAGGTTTGACGCCCTTCCAACCTAGCCGGGTCCGCAGCGTGCGAGCGGAGACCGGACCCCTCGCTCTCGCGGGTTATTTCCTGGCCTTGCGGCTCTTCAGTGCGACGAGCGCCTCCTCGCCCTCGGGCGGAAGGATCACGGTCAGCATCGGCTCCGCGTCGAAGGCGAGGATCTGCTCGGCCGTGAACTCCGTGGCGGGATAGGTCGCATCCGCCGGATGGGCGACGCCGCCGCGGCGAAAGCCAACGTGGGCGCGGTTGATGATGCGGATGGTCGGCTCGATGCCGACCTCGGCGGGCTTCTGTTCGTCGGACATCGAAGGTCTCCAGGTGAACGCTCTCTCTGGAACCGCCGGCGGCGCCGGCGGCTCGTGAGAAGTCGCCCCGCCGATCAGGCGAGCCAGGGGCAGACCAGAACCTCGGCCGTGCCTTTCCAGACGTTGGTGGCGCCGGCGGCATCGTTCTCGGCATTGATGATCGTGTTGGCCTTGCCTTCGAGCGACGGCGGCACGAGCAGGAGGCGGGGGCGGACGCCGAGCGGGCGGCCGTGATCGCCCTTCATGCCCTGCATCGCCGCGCGGGCCGTGGCGTAGTGCGCCGCGTCGAGGGTCTGCTTCGAGCCCCAGGCGAACTGCCAGAAGCCGAAGCCGACATTGTGCCGGGCGTCCGTGCCGTAGACGAATTCCTTGCGGTCGAAGACGTTGTCGTCGGTCGGCTTGTCCTTGCTGACCAGGTTCCAGGCTTCGCGCTGCTGCAGGATGATCGGCTTCAGGGTGCGGCTGTCGTCGATCAGGAACCACGGATCGCCGGAGCCGCCATCGGTGTTCGCGACCGAGAGGATCGTCTGGCCGTCCTCGGCGATGATCGGGTGATCCGTGTCGAAGAAATACTGCTTGTCGTAGCAGGCGGTGGCGAAGCCGGCCTTGAGCAGCGCGAAGACGAGCTGATCGTAATGCGCGCCGGAGGCGGCGCCGAGCTCGGTGAACATCGGGCCATAGATGCCGATGTTGTCGTCCTTGATGTCATCGGCGCTGACGCTGATGGTCACCTCGTAGGACTTGTTCCGGATCGAGTAGCCGGCCTGGGTGATGTTGTGGACGACGCGATCACCGATCCACTCGCGGACGTTCGGCATCTTGCCGAGCCAGCCATAATCCTGCTCACGCGTGGTCGAGGGGACGCGAGTGGCGACGCGGCCGAACTGGGAAGCCGCCTGGGTGGCGAGACCCGACTGAAACGCGGCATGGAAGCCGATATTCAGGAGCCGGATCGAGTTCTGGTTGATCTGCATGGAGGTGGCCTCTGAAGAATGGGAGGGCGGCCGTCAGAGGCCGGAGCGGACCCAGACGCCGAGCGCGTCGACGTCCACGATCTTGCCGGCGACCGAGCGCGTGCTCGTGCCGTTGGTCTTCGCCACCGTCTGATCGTCGACGATGTAGCAATCGGTGCCGATATCGGCGGCGGTGATGAGATCTCCCGAGGCGGAGTTGTTCCAGCGGAAGCCGCCGCGCCGGATCTTGACCGTGACGTCGCCGGCGGCGCCCGCCGAATTGTCCACCGCAGCTTCGCAACGGCCGAGGCCGCGAAGAGTGGTCGTGGTGGCGCCCGGCGTGGCGCGTCCATTGGCATCGAGCGCGACCAGCGCGCCGGCGAAGAACTTCTTGGCTGCCGCCGCCGGCAGCTCGATCAGGTCAGACTTGCGGGTCGGCGTGTTGCGGTCGGCGGTCAGGGCGGCCATGGCTCAGTGCTCCGTTGCGTTGCGGTCGAGCGGCCTCAGAGGGCCGTCTTCTCCAGCTCGGCCTTGCTCTCGAGGAACTTCTTGGGATCGATGCCCATCATCTGCGCGACCGAAGCCTCATCGGCATCGAGGGCGCCATCGGCGGGCCTGGGCTGCCGGACGATACCACCGCTATTGATCGAGACGAGAGCGTTGACCTCGGCCTCGACATCGGCCGCGTTCTTCTGGTGGCGGGCGATATAGTGGTCCCGCATCGGCTTGATCGGCTTGCCGGCGCCGATCGCGGCGTCGATGAAGGCGATCGCCTTCTCCTTCGCCTGGTCGGTTGTCAGTGTGGTCAGCTGCGACTGCAGCGAGATCACGGTCTGGCGCAGTTCCGCTTCGGAGCCTGCGCCCCGCGCCTGGAGATGCGTCTCCAACTCGGTCGGCGTCAGCTTGGCGAGGTCGAGCCCGGCCTTCTGGAAATGCGCGGTGATGGCGGTCAGCTTGCCGGCATCGGCGGCCTTGGCGGTCGCACCGGCGACGATGTCGTCGGCCTTGGCGTCGGCGGCAAGCGCCAGCGCGGTCGCGACCTTGCCGAGGGTGGCGCCGGCGAGCGCATGCGCCGAGACCGAAGTCAGCATCGCGTCCTCGGTCGCATCGGCGGAAAGGCCGAGCGCCTGGCGCAACTTGGCGATGAAATCCATGGAATCGCTCCGGGAATGAAGGGTGGTCAACGTGAGGTTCGGATCGTTGGTCAGGGCGGCCCGAAGCAGCTTCACGACGCCGCCCCCGTCCTTTTTGGCCACGATCACCGGCGAAATGCCGCGATAGGCCTTGTCCTGCATCAGCGCGGCGCCGGCAGACGTCCATTCGACGCGGCCCCAGAGGCCATCCGGCCGGGCCTGCATCTCGACGATCCAGCCGCGCGCCGGTGAGGGCTGGCCCTTCGGCCCGGCGACGTCGATCGCGTGGTTCT